TTCCGAATCCGGATCGACTTCATCATCATCCCCATGATCACGTTCTTCATCCGGTACTACTTGACCAAAGTGGACATCCGGGAGATCGAGTTTACCGTTCATGCTGCAATCTTCCACTCTGACCAGACATAGGGACTGATGTAGGATTTCAGAGCAATCGTTGGTGTATTGCCTAGAAGCTTTGATACTTCGGTCGCAATCTCTTTCATGTATTTTTTCATACCGGTTTTTGTTGTTGGTAGTGTTGTTATCTTTTTTACCAAATCATAAGCCGTGCTGGTGCCCATCAATGTCCGATAATCCTTTGGATTATAACCAGTTGTTTTTTGGCTATAACGTCGCAATGTATTATCATCAAGGGATGGAAATATCTTACCATTAAGACCGGCCTTTTTAGCACGGTCTTGCAAGGACTTGGCTACGTCCTTGTTTTTAACTTCGACGTTTTGATGTACACCTTTCTTACCGACAAATCGCAGATATACCTTATTGCCTTCGGTTATGATATGATGACCTTGTAATGTGGTTGCTCCATAGGCTTGTTCTTCAGCCCCGGTAGCCCGTTCGCTGCCCGGTCTAAGCCCGGTATCCATGATTAGTGCTAATGCTTCCGCATGCTGTCTTACATTAGGGTCGCGCGAGTTCAGGTTATTTTCGTTGGCTTTTCTCAAAGCAGGAAACTTTGCAACCATCTTCTTAATCTTATTAAATTTGTTGGAGCTTCTTGTCTCACTATATTTTGGGTTCATCATAGGTTGTCTACGGTTCTTGGCATCACGTCCAGTGACAAAACACCTGCCATTTGGATCTGGGTTATAGTGTACTTCAGTCCAGGCTGGAGGTATCCGTAGACCTTTGATATGACCCGGCAAGCTCGACCGGTCCTGCGGCATGGGCAATAATGTTTCTTTAACTCTAGCGGTCTTAATACTACCGGGAAGGTGACCAGATGTTTTGGGCTTTGTTGTTGTGGCAGTTTTTGTTGTTGTTGTTGGTGCTTTTGTTGTTGTACCGCTACCTTTACTAACAAACTCGCCGCCCGTGCCACCGGGAGCACCTTTTGGCGCGTGGGCAGGAACGTAGGCGTCAAATGTACGATGACGATGAATATGAAGGTGGATATGTCTCATGTCTCAAACCGTGGTCCCTCTCACACTAGAGAAGAAATTGTTTCTAATATCTATTGCTTCTTGGTGAGTTTCATATAAGCCTAAGTAGGTAATTTCTTTCATCTTTCATACCTAGGCTTTTGTGGCCCTCTCTCCTGGTCCTGGTATTTTCCCTTGTAGGGAAGTTCTGTCGGCTCGTCTAACCAATCAAATCTAACCTGAACTAACGGATCTTCTAGTTTAAATTGTATAGGCTCAACTCCTAGATTAGATAATTCTACTGTTAGATAACCTTCCCAACCTGGGTCCAATAAGGTATTAAAGGCAGTTAAAAACACTCTGGCCCAAGAGGATTTGTCCAATACAGAGCCGCAGACATTATTAGGTATACAAAACCGTTCAATAGTTGATGCCAGCCGACTCTGCCCAACTGGAATTATTAAGTCTTCTGCTATACGACAGTCGTAGGTACAAGACGACAAACCATAGCTTTTACCATTACTGACGCCGCGTTCGACAAATGGGGTAATCAATGGTCTATGTGCCGGTACCAAAGAGCCGGGATAACCTTCTTCCTCTACTTTTGGCGGATTGCAAAGCCGGCGGATAGATTGGGCGCTTAGTATCATTGGATTAGCACCAAGGTGTCAAACAGTAGGAGTAGTCGCCTTCACGATAAACTCCAATATCATTCATCAGAATGCACCAAACAAAGCGCCAATCTTCGGTTGCCAACCACTCTTTCAGATTATCATTCATTGCTTAGAGTACTTTCTGGCCCAGTCTAACGCATTGGGTGGCGCGTCATCTTCCAAAACCGGTTGCCATCCATTTGCCAGCGCCGCTTCGATCATCCGATCCAACTCGGAAACATTAACTAATCCAAGTACCAAAATCGCCAAAAGATAATGTTGTATAGTCATTATGGTTTCTTTTCTATTTGCTGTGTATCAGCGCTATCAACATGATCTATTATTAGATAGTTGTCACTGCCACCACAACAATAGTCCCAACCACAACCATTGCAAACAGGGCAGGGTTGTGATGGATTGGCATTGGCGAGGTAACCAATACCATTACAGGATTCACAAATCATGTATTACCCCACATGAATATGGAGATGATAAGGTTTGCGCTTCTTTGGCATACTATCGCGCCAGGAGATGCTGTCGCCAATCCTACAAATAGGACCACATCTGCCGGTTTCGATTATTGCCAGATGATTGGCAATGATATTGTGTTGTCTGCCTCTACCCGGTCCTGTCTGCTCATAAGCGCTGTCATATCCGACACTCAACTCGCGTAGATCACCATCTCTTACAGCTTGAATAGCTCTGGGATCTGTAATAATCAAATCACCTAACAACAAACCATCTTGCATGCCGGTGCCGCGGCGCGGGTTTATGACATAACCAACTGCCAGATGTTTCCAGTTATCCGGCGTAACATTTTCTTTTGGATGATCTAAGGTAATAGGTTTACCATGTAGTGACGCCAGCATATTAGGGTGGAATACTTCTTCCGGATCGCGCTGTACCATGATATGCCCATCGGCATCGCCTTTTAGCGGGATCTCTTTCTCACTATACAATTGCAACCCGGTGCGCGCCAATGCAGCACCCTCGACCACCAGAAAGCCTTCCGGTGTCAGCTTTTGGGTCTTACCTAGTTGTTCAGTAGTGTAGAACTGCATTTAAGTACCACGTTTCTTTAAAGTTTCCTCTTCATCCCTGATTTGCGCTTCGGCGTCATGCCAGTATTTCTCGTGATCACCAGCCGGTTTGCCGGCGCGCTCCCATAACTCATAGGCTCGTTTACGAATGCGTTCTGTGCGTTCCGGTGTCTCTGACATTAAATTTAAGATTCCTTCTCAACGTAAGATAGCAATAATAACTGTCATAGCGCCCGTGCCCAATAGAAACCCGGCCAATAACATGTCCCAACAGTCGAGCATTTAATTCTTACAGAGTAATTGGGTAACGTTGGGTTTCCACTCTACCAGCAATGCTGTCCAACGAACCGCATTTGCCGCATCATCTAAATTGTTGTAGATACCAATACTTTGATCATAGTAAAATGCCTCAAAGCTGTCATCGACTTGAATAACACGATGTTGATGATGATCAAAAGAAACTTCGTATTGACAGATCATGATTATCGCCTTAGAAGCTGTAGCCACAAAGGCTTGTTAAGCAATAGATCAATCACGATAACCGCCGCAATGATTACCAGCACTGCTGTAAACACCAACGGCAATGGGTAGGGCATCTTAAGTCGAGCAATGATTATCCCCGCACTTGTTAGTAGGGTAACAACAATAAGAACGTCAACCACATTAAACTAGTCCTTTTCTTCAGCAATCCTACGAGATGCTTCAAGCAGGCGATTGACACCTTCCACAGCATGGGTTGCTCCCTCGATTGCCTTTATAGGAGCCTCCACCACTTTAGGTACATGATGTTTGTGTTTATGCTCTTCATGTGGTTGGACAAGGTGTGGTTTGGGTGTCGGTGTTGGTGGTGCCGGTGACTTTATTGGTGGTGGTGGTGTTGCTGGCGGAGTTGGTTTTGCTCCCCCACCATGCGCGGCACGAGTCTGCGCCGCCTTACGTGCCCCCTCACTAGTACCAGCATCTCCCACAGAATTAGTAGGTATGTACTGGTGAATATGAATATGGATATGTGCCAACTACTAACCTATCCCCTAAAGTTAACTTTAATCCGCCTCGTCCCGATTATAGTTTCTATCTCGAAACTATAACTTGGCCTTTGGTTGCACGCACCTAAAGCCGGGAATAAACAGCAGGAGCCTGACGCTAAACAACAGCACGACGGCGACAGGAAATACGACCACCCATCGCCACACCTTGTCCATTGTTCCTACAAACCATATCATCGGCATCTTTAAATCTTCTACCACATCACCGGGTAGCTTGTGCATAAACCAACGCCACACTGGCCATGTATACCTACCGTAAGCCAGCTTCGCGATGAAAGAGGAGCGGTACTTCTTAGCGTCGTCATCCCACCACATGCTCATACTAGGTGATCCACTATAGGCTCGGCAAAGCATCTGCAATTCGGGAACTCACCGGGATGATGCCGTTGACCTTGTGCTTCGGCAATTGGCGGATCATCCCAGGATTGCACAGTACCTTCTAATTCTCGGTGCGTTTGCCTGACGTACTGATCCCTTACCGTATGCCACACGTATTGAGTAGAGCCAACATGCTTGGCTCTCGCCTGTACTATTGCGCTCGCTACCTTCGATGTTTCGGTACGGGCTATCAATGTGGCTCTATTGCGGGTCATGGTTGATGCTTTCTTGTGTATTTGATCAACCAGAGTTTCCCAGCGCTCCCCCTTAGTATAAGCCTCACGTACTAATTTCTGGATATCTTGTGCGGTTTGCAATGGTATCGATGTAATCAATTGGACTTGTTCGTTTTGGATTCTTTTAGTTTCTTTACCCAAAGGTGTTTTCTGCACTTCCTGGCGTAGGCTGCGACCGATTTCTGCTGAATGTTGGTGCCATGCTGTCTCGTCCCTGCGAGCCACTTCGGCGATCATCTTAGTAGCTGTACTAGCAGCCCATGGTCTGATCAACCATGCATATCGGTTTAATAGATCTTCTATTTGCGGTATGATTTGTGGAGTTAGTGGATCGTAATGACTAACTAACTCCCCAACATGTCTTGCTAATTTGCGGAGTTGGATCGCATAAGACGTTTGGGCATTACGGACTTTTTCCCAATGGGCTTGTTCCCGTCTTTTCTGCCGGTTGGTGCCCCACCACGCATCGGAAGTATTTACTTGCAGGAACATTTATCGTAGGACCGTTCTACGATCTTAAACTTCTCCAGCGACTGTTGTTGTTTTGCTTGTTTGGCATACCATTGTTGCAGCTTTTTCTTTTTAGCCAATTGCTCTTCGGTCATATGAGTAGGATCATAGACCCCATTATATGAATAGGCACTATCATGAATATGGACGTGTAGATGTTTAGCCATTAGCTTGTTAGCTCTTTAACAGACCACATACATGATTCTTCTAGTGTGGTCAGTGCCAATGCGCGATAACGCGTATGCGGCAGTTGCAATAACATATGCTCGACCATTGCGTAGTGCGCCTTTAGGTCATCATGGAATTTCACCTCTTCAGCAGACAGGGCACGATAGCGCGGCCGGAAACGCGATACCGGCATGTCCTGATCGGCGCTCTGGCGCGCATCGAGGGTCACTCCATCATAGACATTCGGCATCATCGGCTCCTTTTTCCCCATTACGCTGAAATAAGCTGAAGCTTCTGCCACTTTGGCGTTTGGATAGCGCACGACCATCGGTTGTATTACCACAACTTTCGATTGGAGCCACTCAACCATTCCTAGAAACGGAGCGTGCTCAGAGGTCCGAACTTTCTGTCAACCCGCTAATAGGGTACAACTACAAATATAGTACCCTATAGCGCTCAAACACCCTCATCACGGTAAAAGCCAGCGATTAATATAGTCGCTACAACAATAAAAGCGTCGAGCAAAATCCAACTAGCGGGATGGTCAGCCGAAATACGAAAGCCAGTCCATATCAGCATAAAGATGGAGTTGCCAAGGCATCCCCATTTAAGTGCAACTAGCAGTGCGTCAATCATCTTTCAGGTTCAGCGCTTTTAGTAGTTCCCGTGACACCAGTAGAGATTCTTCTACTGTCAGTCTTAGGTTCTTTTTCTTAATAATCATTCGGGCCAAGGCTACGGCTTTTTCCTTGTCCACCATGTTGGGGACGGTACGCAGACGTATCGGAACCCTCCCACGCCGCCCCTTGGGCATCCCGGACCATGGCCATTACACCGGATGGTGGGCAACCTCAGCCTCGCCCTCGGCCTTTCTCACCTTGGGGTTCCGTTTCCATTCTTGATACTTCTCGACCAGCTTGTCCTCTTCGACATCAGGGAAGACATATCTGGTCAATTTGATCAAAAGTCTCTGATCATCAGCATCATCCGGCGAAAACTTACTGATTATCAGTTTCAGTTCGTCCGGTGTCAGATCGATGTTCATGGTTGACGCTGCGCTCCTCCTTGGGGCGTATTAACCCGTCCTCGTCCTTGCGCTCCCATAACCGTATCTGGTGGCGGCACTGCCGTGGTCAAAGTCTCCAACTCAGTGTAGCAAGAGTCCATCAACCCTTTTATCTTCTCGATTTCTTCTGTCCCCGGTTGACGATTGTATTTTTCAGGGGCATCCAGGATTTCTCCTGCGTTCATAATGATTTGCAGGAGAGTATTTGCACGAACTTCATCTTCTGGGGTCATTTGAGTTCTCCATCATTGTACTCGACAGGCCAATACGCCATTAACGGTCAGCGGACTAACTGTTTGGTTCCCAATAGTTACGGCAATCCGCCAGATCGGTGGTACCGGCAAGGCCTTGTTCAGCTTCGGGGCGTTCTCCACCCCTGGTCCCATGATCAACACAATCGGAGTATTATCCGCACTTACTGTCAATGAATCCAACAAATCAAAGTACTGATCGACGCTCCCCACCTTGCCTTGTATTTTATAAGTGATCCTCGGAGTACCGGTATGACTACTCATATTGAAAACACACATCAATGACACACCCTGTGTCGATTGTGTGTTCTGCTGATCCTCCGAATAAACTACTCCTTCCGGTTGATTAGTAAATATCATATTCAACAACGGTGATGTTTGTGCTATTGCGGTCCCGCACAGTAACATTCCCAATAAAAATGCTACAATTTTCCTTATAATCACTCTATTATCCTTGATTTGGTGTATGAGTAACCCTCTACCACTATTAGTAGTGGGTAATTCCAACTCACATTTGTTCCAGCTTGGCAATCTGCTCCTGTATGTACTCATACAGGTTTAGGGCACGTTTCTTTAACTGTGCCATGCCGGAACCGATATCCCCTATCACTAAATCATAGCCATCGGCCAGGATCTGTCTTGCCTTATCAAACGCTTGATTTATACGCTCTAGGACTTGCTGATCGTGAATGGTAAACTCATTAAATAATGCTTTCGTTCTGTTGCGACTGTACCTTGTCGGTATCCTAATAACATTTGGTTCTCGCAATACCCCTCTATACGAACGTCCTACCGTATCCTCGACCATATAATAGGTCGTATCGGCATTATCTACTACCTCTTTACGAGTTAATTTGCCTTTGTATCGGATCACAATTCCAGTCAATAACAATCCCCGGCAGCGCCTTATCTAGATTATCTATGATATATTCATTGTTCTTGACATCGATACGGATCAATGTCGCTGTCAATACGCCTCTCTCTACTTGCTTCCGATATTTGCGTAAAGCTTCAAACTGGTTTTGAAATTGTCGGTCATATCTTTTGACTATGCCATTTTTTTCGGGCCAAGCTGCCCAGCGAACCACCCACTTCTTAGTTTCGTATTCCATGGTATTCTTCCAGAGACTTTTCCCAACAAGAGGTATGTACGACCCAATCGGCTATCAATACATAATCTTTATGTAGCAGGGCACCTTGTCCCGGTACCCACAAACTAACCACCAGACCTTTGCAGATCGGGCAGATATCCAATTGCTCTTCTACTTGTGATTCAATCAGCCCCAGATCTGGCTTTGTCTTCGATATGGACATGGACATCTTTTCGATTGGTAATTTCGAGTATTGGCTGGTGTATTGTAGGGTCCAATGCCTCAAGTTCAAGCGTTAACTGCGGATCAGAGGTGATGCCGGGGAGGAAGTCCGCTCTCTCCGACACCACCTCGTCCGCACCGGTTCCGCTGTTCATCGCCGATTGCGGACGCATCGCAACAACATTAGAACCGGGCAGAAACGAATCGGTTTCAGTATTTGGTGGTACTATAGGGGCTGGTGGAGGTTCGCCGCCTTGTAATTGCTGTTCGCCACCCATTGGCATTTGCGGCGGTTCGTTCTCGGCTTCTTCAACTTCTTCATCGGTAATCGATGTCCAAATACCGGTATCGGAACTGACCTTCCTTAATTCTTTTAATGCCGTGCCTCTGCCAACCACTCCAGTCTCAAACCCTTGCAAAATAGTCTGGGTTGTAGTCGCTGCAATAGTAGATTTCTGCTCGGCAGTCAATTGCCACAACGGCACAAACTCAAAGTTAAAGTTCTCCGGGAGTTTGACTTCTTCGCTTCTGGCAATGATCCGGACCAACTTCTCCAACGGAGTTCTGAGACGGCGCTCCTGTTGGGTTCGTACCCCATCGTAATACATTCTTAGATCGGATTCACCGGTACTATTCAACCCAACCGGTGACTGACCAAATAACCGGACTAATGGGATCTGCAATGCTCCGGATATCTGCTGACCCATCTGGATCAATACCGCATCCAAACCGGCAAACGAGTATTGCGAAGTCTCAAACTTATCTTTGTTGTCCATCAGGGTAATACCCTCGTTGGACTGCCACATCCGCATCATCTCGACTTGCTCATATAGAGCGTCGAGCATAACACCACC